GTAATCTACTGTCCTATGCACAACGACCCTAAAGTACCAAAGCTCGGAACAGATGGTAAACCCTTAATTGACCAATCAACAGGTAATCCGATGCTTGTACCTGCTCCTTGTCCTTTATGTGCAAGATATAAAAAATGGATTGCAAAACAAGACCCTTCACTTAAAGGAATTAAGAAAGAAAATATGAACGATGCGCAAAAAGTTGTTAAAGCTAAGAACGATGAAATTTACAAGGAAGCCATTAAATGGGAAGCCAAGAAGTTTTATATTGTTCGTGGTATTGACAAAGGTGCTGAAAAAGATGGTGTTAAATTCTGGAGATTCAAACACAATTACAAAAATCAGGGTACTCTTGACAAATTACTCCCTATCTTGGAAGATTATATGTCAAGTCAACAGGCAGACTTTAGCGATGCCAATACTGGTACTGATTTGAATATTATTATGACCGACAGTGAATTCAATGGTCATGTTTACAAAGCAATTTCTGCTATAACTGCAAAAGGTAAATCACTACTCAATAATGATTCACTTGTTACAAGACAGTGGCTTGATGATGATATTACTTGGAGAGATGTATTCATGCCAAAGAAAGCACCAAACACAACTCCTTACGAATTTCTCGAAATGGTTGCTGCAGGTAATAGTCCTTATTGGGAAGATACCGACCAGAATAACAAACATTGGGTGTTTCCGGGTAATCCAGATTTGGAAGAACTTGCAAATACTCGTAAAGCAAATCTTGATGCCGATAACGAAGAAGATTTCGAACAGGCTTCAGACTTGATGGATGAAGAATATCCAAGAGTTACAATCAGTAATATAACTGAATCAAAAGTAGGTGAATATACCGACAATGCAAGTGATTTAGGTAAGGAAATACTTGCTGAACGTTCAAATGTAGTAGAAGAACATACTGATGAAAATCAAGAAACTGGTTCTGGAAGTACTGATTATGATGATTTACCCTTCTGATGTGGCTAATAATCAATTAGTTATATAATAATAGACATTTAAAAAAGGGGGATGAAAGTTCTCCCTTTTTAATCAAAACTAAAAAATTAATTATGGCAAAAAAAATAATTGAAGAAGTGCCTTCAAATGAGTTAGTACGTAAACCAACTCCGAAAAAGACATTCAGTCTTGATAATTTCAAGAAAAAGGTGGGTGCAGATAAAGTTCCATCTAAACCACTTATGTGGATTCCAATTGATGATGCATTGCAAGAAGCAACTGGCATGCCCGGTGTACCGAAGGGTTATGTAACACTTTTCCGTGGGTATAGTAATACTGGAAAATCAACAGCATTATTGCGTTCAATTGTTAATGCACAGAAAATGGGAATATTACCAATCATTATTGATACTGAGAATAACATTGACGAAGGTAATGAAAGATTAACTTTGATGGGTTTTGACTGGAATGGAGATTATATTTTGGTTAAAAATAAGTTCTTACTTGATAATTTTGATAAAGCAGAAAAAAAAGACAGAAAAGAAGCAGCTATTGAAGATATGGCAAAAGCCGTGTATTATTTTATAGACCAGCAAAATGCTGGTGAATTACCATATGATTTGTATTTTGCAATTGATTCAATTGGAACACTGAATTGTATTAAAACAATTAATGCATTAGAAAAAAATGATTCGGACAACAACCAATGGAACGCTGGGACCTACGAGAAAGCGTTTATGTCAATATTAAATAACACAATTCCAAATAGCCGAAGAATCGACAGTCATTACACAAATACTATTGGTGCTGTTCAGAAAATTTGGTATGACGCAATGAATAAGGTGGTTAAGCACAAAGGTGGTGAAACGTTTTTCTTTGGAGCAAGACTAATTTATCATTTTGGTGGGATTATTACACACGGAACTGAAAGATTAACTGCTGCAAGTAAGAGCAGAGACGTTAACTTTGGGTTTAGAAACAAAGTTAATATTGCCAAAAATCATATTGATGGTGAAAAAGGTGGTATTTCGCTGGAGGGAAAAATAGGTTCAACTCCACATGGATTTATATATGGTGATGATGCAAGTGTTGCAGAATATAAGAAACAGCACATTTTACATTTTCGTAATATTCTTGAAGATAATAGTCTTACTGTTGATGATATTACAATAAAGTCCAAGCCAATGGATGCTGAAGGTAATGTTTCATTTGAAGAAACAATTATTGACAGGGTTAGTAAAGATGAAGATGTTGTAGAATGAAAACCAGAACACTTTTAGTTGATAGTTCATATCTTTTGAAGCGTTCATTTCATGGAGCAAAAGATACGTATACTACAGCTTTTGGGCATTTGGGTGGATTATATCAATTTTTAACCACACTTCGTATGTTGATTAAACAACATATGATTAATAAATCAGTGCTGGTCTGGGATGGTGAAGCGGGGGGAATCATGCGTCATAGAATTGATAGAGAGTATAAAGCTAATCGAAAATCGAAAGAATGGTATAAGAAGATTGAAATGACTGCTGCTGAAATTCGTAAGGAAAAGGCTAAAGAAGAGTCAATCTTAAAACAAAGAAAAAGAATTCAGGCATATGCTGAGGAAATATTTGTAAGACAAATTGAAGTTGATGATGTTGAGGCAGACGACATTATTGCAGCATATTGTTTGCAATATAATAATAAGGAAGAAATATTTCTGTATTCAAATGACCGTGATTTTTCTCAGCTTTTAGATTTAAATCTTACAATTATATTCCCCAACATTGACCAGCCAGTAACCAAAACAAATTATATAATGCATTTCAATCATCATTATAGTAATGCATTAATATTAAAAATAATTTGTGGTGATACTGGTGATAACATTAAAGGTATTGAAGGTATTGGTGAAGAAACATTATTAAAACATTTTCCAGAATTAAAATTTAAACATATTACTGTAAGAGAAATATGTGGAAAAGCAGATGAAATTAATCAAGAACGAATTAAAAACAAAAAGAAACCACTAAAAGCACTGGAGAAATTAATCAGTCCTGAAGGTGTTGAAAGAATGAAAACTAACTATAAATTAGTTAATTTAAGACAACCAATGCTTAATGAACAAGCAATAGAAGAATTAAAACAATTAGAACTACCATTGTCACCAGAAGGTAGAGGAAGTAAAAATCTACTTAAAATGATGACAGAAGACCAATTCTTAAGTGTATATGGTAGTACGTTTGTTCAATATGTTGAACCTTTTTATACTATAATAATGAATGAAAAACAATTACTTACTGAATATATAAAAAATAATCGAAAGACATTATAAAAAGTCTTTCACTTTTGCTATATTCTTATTATATTTGTCGTAGTTACTAACAATTTTAAAAATAACCAAAATGAGCGAAAAGGAAAATAATAACGTATTTAGGTTTTCTCTTTATCAGGAAAACATATTATTATGTGAAAAAGCATTTAATGCAGACCAATTTAATCCCTTTACAAGATATTCAATTGATATTAGGGATATACTTCCACGTGCAATCACTAAATTACAGAAAACCTTATCAAAAAGAAGTTATGATGTTGTATATGAAACTGGTAGAATAGATACAACTATTAAAGATTCTGAAAATACAATTTATGATTTGTATGGGTATTATCAAAATATGATTAATTCATATCCACAACATTACAGAAGTGAAATGCGTTATAATCCAGTATCTGTGATGCAACAAATTGAGATACCTATTGAGCAACAAATTGAGAAAAAAATTATTCGTGGTGTTGAATGTAAAATCGGTTTGTACATTAACGACAATCCAATTGTCGAAAGACAATTTTATGTTGATGGGTTTAATCCTGTCGCAAGATGGTCTTTGGATTTAACCTATGAAGTGATTTTCATTGCTAACACAATTTTTGAAAAGATTAAAAAGAGTGACATTAAAAATATGTGGGATGATTATGATTTGATTAATTATAGGGGTTTGTCAATCAATCAAATCAGGGAACTTTCGATTCCCAAAAGGGAAGAAATGCTGAGAAGACTTAAGCATAATTAAGCTGAGACGTAAAAATAACATCATAATAGATTCAAAAATCTATCATGACATCCTACACACATATTTGAAATGAGTGAAACAACAGAAAATACCTTATCTGCGTATAAAGGTCCTGAATTTCAGCAACGTCTTATGTGGCAGTTGTTGGTCGAACCCGAATTTGCTGAAAAAATAATTCCGAATTTAGCTATTGAATATTTTGATGACCCTAATCAAAGAAGGTTATTCATTATTGTTCTGGAATACTTCAAAAAGTACGAGAAAGTTCCAAATCTCCAGAACCAAAGTATTCATCAAGCAATTAATGAATTTAAATCACCAAATAATAAAATTGAAGAAGAATCTCTCTTTGCTGTTATCAAACGTATTGAATTCTGGAATGAAAGAGTTATCAATAAACAAATGCATTATGATGGTGATGTTGTTCAAAAATCTACAAATGAATTCGTTAAACAACAAGAATATCGTAAGTTGGCAGAATCAATACTCGATAAAGTTAAAAATGGTGAGATTAGAAGTAAATATGTAATCACTGCAATTGAAGATAAATTTCAAAAAATTACACATATTGGTGAAGAAGAAGATGATTGTGAATCAGTAACGGAAGGTATTGGAAAAGCATTGAGAAAAGAATTTAGACAAACAATACCAACAGGTATTGGTGTTATTGACCAATTGACTGGCGGTGGTTTAGGCAGAGGTGAAATTGGTGTAATTTTAAGTCCTTCGGGTGCTGGAAAAACCACAGCATTGACAATCATTGCCAATACAGCATTTGAGGGTGAAAGGAATGTTGCTCAGATAATTTTCGAAGACACTAAAGACCAAATCAAGCGTAAGCATTATACAATCTGGGCAAAATCTGCGTTGAGCAGACTTGATGAAGAAGAAGAAAATAAGCGAGTATTTGATATTTCAACCGAAAAAGCCAAATCATTAGAGGGTAAAGGTAGACTTATTATTAAGAGGTTTAGTCAGGAAAATACTACAATGGTAGATATTAAGAATTGGATGATTGGGTTTCAGAAAAAATGGGGGTTTAAATTTGATTTACTTGTATTGGATTATCTTGACTGTTTAGAATCACATAAGAAATCACCCGATAGAAATGAAGCAGAACTTGCGATAGTTAAAGCATTTGAAGCACTTTCATCAGATTTTAATATACCAGCATGGACAGCTTTGCAAAGTAATCGTTCAGGCTTTGGTGCTGAATTTGTTGAAGCACATCAAACTGGTGGTAATATTAAAAGACTTCAGAAAGCACATTTCTTTATGTCAATTGCTAAAACACCAGCACAACAAGAAGCAAATTTCGCCAATATTAGAATTATTAAAGCAAGGTTTGCAAAAGATGGTCAGACATTTGAAGATTGTGTATTCAATAATGATACTATGCAAATTATTATTGACGACCCAAGATATCCGTTTACTAAAAACTATAAAAGTCTTAAACATTATGAAAATGCTGACGAATTAGAAAGTACTGCAAATAAAATACATGTAGCTGTAAGTCAAATAACTGAACATACTGAACATACTGAAGAAGCATTAATTAATAAGGTTAATGAAGATGATATTAATACTGTAAATACCATAAATGATGTTGCTCATATGAGTCCAGAAGAAATAAATAAATTATTGAGAAGTAATTCAATTGAAGAGGAAAAGCCAAAACCTGTTGAAGTACAGCCAGAGGTAATTCCTGTTGTTAATACTGAAATTAGTGAATATCTTGAACAATTACGAAAGGAAATTAATGGTGAATTTACTGTAAAAGAAAAAGAGATTGTCAAAACAATAACTGATGATAAATTTGAACTTGATGGTGTAATTGAGACTGTAAATGATGATAAATTTGAACTTGATGGTGTAATTGAAACTGTAAATAATATAATTGAAAAAGAATCCTTTAAATGGAATGGTGAATCAGGTAGTACTATAAATGAAATAACGAAGGTTATTGAAGTTATGGTAGAGAATAAGCCACCTCCAATAGAAATTCCTGCTGATAATAAAATTTATGAAATACAAAAATCGACTGAAAGTCCACCAATTATACTACAACAAGAAAAAAATATTGTAGTTAATAATATAAAAAATTATGGTGAAATATTATTAATTGACCCAGATGAACCACTAGAACAGGATAAAAGTGTGATTGATATGTTGGCGAAATTGCGTAAGAATCAGAATGTTATAAAAAAAGAATGAAAATTTTATAAAAAAATGTAACTTTTTCTGAACTTTTTACTATTTATATTTCCAAGAGACTTTGTAGAAATATTTTAATTTTTTTTGAAAAACACTTGCATATTAAAAAAATGCGTTGTATGTTTGCATCGTCTTAAGGACAAAAGTTCATTAACATGATTTAAAATATAAAAGGAAACTGTGTGTTATTACAGTAAAACAATTAGCTCAGTGTAGAGCGTCCGATAGCAAATCAGAATGTCGGGGTGTCAAAACCCCATTGTAAAAAGAAAATAACAAACGAATTATCCTTTTTAAAATATATTGCGGGTTGGCAGAAGAGGTATCTCGTCAGGCTCATAACCTGAAGGTCGGTGGTTCGAATCCATCACCCGCTACAAACAGAAGAACTGATAGTTTTTACAGTAATCAATTTGACGGTAAATCAAACTAACAACGAAAACAAAACTAACGAACTTCTTCTAAATTTTTAAACGTTCTTTAACAACGTATTGATTGAATATGGGGAGATAGCAAAATAAACACAAAGAATACTATCTCACTGCTCTCCTGATAGAGAGAACTCGTAGTGTTTCCAGTAAAGGTAAAGCAATTGTCTTGAACACAATGAATTGCAGGTTCAAATCCTGCTCTCCCCACCAACTAATTCCTCATTGTCCCTGTGGCAACACAAACTTTGAGGTAGCGATACAAAGGGAAAACGAAAGGTGTTTACAGTAACTACGGTGGTTCGAATCCATCTTTATGCCAATGGCGTGAATAGACAAGCGGTTAAGTCAGAAGTCTCTTAAACTTTGAAAACAAATACATCAAATACTTTTAAAATGTTCCCTAAGTTCTTTAAAAGCGGTAAAAGGTCAAAATAATTAAATTTAAACCCAAACCCGCAACATTTTTGGCTGATGACATCAGTATTTTTCATAAAAAAGGTAATGTCACCTAACATTTGATGGTTAAAAATGGTTTTCCTCTACAGAAGTGTCGAGGTTTTTCAAAAAAAGAAATTTTGTTGAGACAAGTGTCGGGTTCTTCGGAGCGTGCCATTTCAATCAACAAATAAAGGAAGAACTTGTTGTGAATACAGTAGATTGAAAAATGTAATCCCGTCCATATGAGAGGCGGGACAAACTTACCAAATTACAACTAAACTTCTTCTCCATATAGAGAAGTAGAAGTCATTCCAAAACAAACGGGCGGGAACATAATACAGAAATGTATTATCTCGCTCGTTTTTTTTTGTACTTTTTGTAACATTTATATATTTTAATTCGTATAAGTATTTGTTTTTAACTTTAATGTTTTTATATTTGACCTTTAATATTAACTAAACAGACTTGACATGAACGAATTAATTAAAATCGGAAAAAGTACGGCAACTGGTAGTCCAGTTATTAATGCAAGAGACTTATATGATTTTCTTGAAGCAAAACAAGATTTTTCAAACTGGTTGAAAAGCAGAATAAACTACTGCATGCTAAAAGAAGATTTGGATTATGCTCGGATATTTTTTGATATTAATGGTAAAAGGATACCACTCGCTAAATTAAGCGAGTCTGATAATCAGGGATTTAAAAGGGTTTATAGAATCGAATATGCTTTGACATTAAATGCTGCAAAACATATTTCGATGGTTCAACGAAATGAAAAGGGGCAGCAAGCACGTCAATATTTTGTTGATGTTGAAAGAAAGTATTATGAGTTGAAAAACAAACCTGCTGTGATATATACTCTGTCAGAAGTTGCAAAACAGCTTAAACTGACTGATTATTTTGGCGAA